ATCGACGCCAAGGCGCGCCGTGCCGCACTGGCCGTCGAGCTGCTCGGCGACGCCGAGCGGTTGCGCGCGCAGCTGTTCGCCCCGACCGTGCTCCACTCCTTCGGCGGCAAGGAGAACACGCACAACTCCGTCGAAGTTCCGCGGCCGCAGTTCGGCGATCAGCGCAACATCATCCAGGCGACATCGACCGCGATCGCCGCGTCGCTGCGCCTGGACCAGCACGACGGCGACGGCAGCGCCGAGCAGGTCGGTTCTCTGCTCGGGACGCTGTTCGACTCGATCAGCGCCAAGCACCACGGCCCAGGGTCGGACGCCGATGCCGGGTGACCTGCGGCTGTCGACCGCGCAAGAGCGCTCGATCGCCCAGGCCACCGCCCGGATCAACATCTGGGCCGGCAGTGTGCGGTCGGGCAAGACGATCGGGTCGCTGCTGCGCTGGCTGATGTTCGTAGCCAAGGCACCCCGCGGCGGCGTCCTAGTCGTGGTCGGCAAGACCTACGACACCGTGTCCCGAAACGTCTTCGGCCCTCTCTCCGACCCGGACCTGTTCGGGCCGGCGGCGCGGCTGGTGAAGTACACCCGCGGCGCGCCCACCGCGACGATCCTCGGCCGGACCATCGAGGTCATCACGGCGAACGACGTTCGCGCCGAGGGCAGACTCCGCGGGCTGACCGCGGCTGGTGCCTACGTGGACGAGGCGACGCTCATCCCGGAAAACTTCTGGGACCAGCTGCTAGCCCGCCTGTCCGTGCCCGGCGCCCAGCTGTTCGCCACGACCAACCCGGACAACCCCGGCCACTGGCTACGCCGGAAGTTCATCCTCCGTGCCGGCGAACTGGACCTGCGCTACTGGCACTTCACGATCGACGACAACCACGCCCTTGACCCGCGCTACGTCGCCGCACTCAAGCGCGAGTACGTCGGGCTCTGGTACCGCCGATTCATCCTCGGCCAATGGGTACAGGCAGAGGGCGCCGTCTACGACATGTGGGACCCCGAGCAGCACGTCGTCGACGAGCTGCCTCGCATCGACCGGTGGATCGGCCTCGGAATCGACTACGGCACGGTGAACCCGATCGCCGGCCTGCTGCTCGGCCTCGCCGAGCCCGACCGAGCCGGCGTCCGGCGGCTGTACCTGACGCATGAGTACCGGTACGACTCGCGGGCCGCGCGCCGGTCGAAGACCGACGCCGAGTACTCCGCGGCGTTGACCGGATGGCTTGACGGGATCGAGCACCCCGGCGAGCCGGATCTCACGGGAATCTGGCCTGAGTGGACCGTCGTCGACCCGTCCGCGGCGTCGTTTGTGCAGCAGCTGCACCGTGACGGCCGAGTCACGCCGGCGCTGGCGAACAACTCGGTTCTTGACGGCATCCGGACCGTGTCGAGCCTGCTCGCCGCTGATCAGCTCAAGGTGCATCGCCGGTGCGCGGGGTGGCTCGACGAGGTCGGCGGCTACAGCTGGGACGACGCCGCCGCGGCCAAGGGCGAAGACGAGGTGATCAAGGTCGACGACCACTCGCTCGACGCCGGCCGCTACGTCCTACACACCACCCGCGCCGCGTGGCTCAACGACATCCGAACCGCCGCGTGAACCCCCGGGAGGTGAACCGTGCCGCTGCCCACCGAAGACACTACCTGGCCGCCGGCCGCGCTCGGCCGCGTCGCCGAGCGCATGTCGGTGTGGTCCGCGTGGTACTCCGGCGACCCGGACGAGCTGTCGAACGTGTACGAGGGGATCGGGCGCCGCAACGTCCGGCACCCGAACCTACGGCCGTCGCAGATGCGCGGCGGCCTGGTCGGCACGCTCGCCCGTTGGTTCTGGGGTCAGCCGATCCCGGTCGGCGAGAAGCGCTCGAAGCTGCACCTCCCGGTCGCGTCCGACATCGCGGCGACCTCGGCCGACCTGCTGTTCTCCGAGCCTCCGACGTTCACCGTCGCGGACTCGGCGACACAGGACGTGCTGAACGAGCTTGTCGACGACGGGGTGCACGCCGGGTTGCTCGAGGGCGCCGAGGTCGGCGCCGCACTCGGCGGGGTGTACCTCAAAGTCTGCTGGGACCGGGACCTGTCGGACCGGCCCTGGTTGGCAGGGATGCACGCCGACGCCGCGGTGCCGGAATGGAGCTGGAACCGGCTCGCCGCGGTCACGTTCTGGCGGACGCTGCACGAAGACGCGAACACCGTCGTCCGCCACCTCGAGCGGCACGAACCAGGCCGGATCCTGCACGGCGTCTACGAGGGCACCGCCGAGAACCTCGGCCGCCGGGTGCCGCTGACCGAGTACGCCGAGACGACCGGTATCGCGGCGGCACTCGACGCCGAGGCCGGCGACGCGATCCCGACCGGAGTCGACCGGCTCACCGCGGTCTACGTGCCGAACATGCGACCTAACCGGCTCTGGCGCAACCAGCCAGCCGCGGCGCACCTCGGCCGGTCCGACTACGCCGGCGTCGAGCCGTTTATGGACGCGCTCGACGAGGTGTACACGTCCTGGATGCGCGACGTGCGGCTCGCGAAAGCGCGCCTACTGGTGCCGGATACCTACCTCACGTCCCGCGGCCCCGGGCGCGGCGCGCTGTTCGATCCGGATCGTGAGCTGTACGAGGCGTTGAACGTGCTGCCCGGCGAGGGCGATATGCAGATCAAGCCGCAACAGTTCGAGATCCGCGTGCAGGAACACCGCGACTCCGCCGAGCACTGGCTGTCGAAGATCCTGCAAGGCGCCGGCTACAGCGCGAGCACGTTCGGCGAGCAGACCGAGGGCGCGCTCACCGCGACCGAGGTACGGGCGCGGGAACGCAAGACGTACCGCACCCGGGCGAAGAAGATCGTCTACTGGCGGCCGCCGCTGGCCGAGATCGTCGAGACCCTGCTCGGCGTTTACGCCGCCCAGTTCGGCGCCACCGTCACGCCGGAGCGGCCCGACGTCGCGTTCGTCGAGTCGGCGAACGAGGACCCGAAGATCCTTGCTGAGACGGCAAATCTGCTGCACCAGGCCGAGGCCGCCTCGACCGAAACCCTGGTCCGACTCATTCACCGCGATTGGGACGACGACCAGGTGCAAGACGAGGTCGACCGGATCCGCGACGAGCAGGGAGCGGCCAATCCCGATCCCGTCGAGCTAGTTCGGGCGGCCGCGGCCAACGGCGCCATTACGGATCCGGCCGGTGAGCCAGCTCCCCCGGAGGACGGCCCCGCGACTTAGGCCGGGGGTGATCGGTGGTGGCGGTCAACGCCGACGAGGTCGACCAGATCGCCGCCACTGTCGCCGACATCTACCGCGAGGCCGAGCTATCGCTCGTCCGGATGATCGCCCGGTACCTCGGCGGACACCTCGACCCGGATACCCAAGCGCCGCAATGGCTACAGGAGAAACTCAACGCCGTCGGCGCTTTGCGCAAGGCAGCGCAGACGGTCGTCGCCGGGCTCCAGGCCGACAGCGGCGGCGCGATCGCCGACGCCGCGGCCGCCGCCTTCCAGTCCGGCTGGCGCTCGGCAGTGACCGAGCTGCCGGCGCACTGGTTCCCGCGCTCCGGCATCGGGCAGGCCGCACGCACGGCGACCGCCGCAGTGCCCGGGTTCGCCGCGGTCGAGTCGCTCGCCGCGGCCGTGCACCGGGACATCGGCGTCCGGTCGAGCAACATCCTGCGCGACGTGGTCGACGCGTTCCGCGAAGTCGTCACCGCGGCGACCGCGCGCACCTTGACCGGCACGCAGACCCGTCGGCAAGCGGCACAAGCCGCGTGGCAACGGCTGATGAACCGCGGGCTCACCGGGTTCGTCGACCGCGCCGGCCGGCGCTGGCAGCTGTCGAGCTACGTGGAAATGGCCGTTCGGACCGTGACCCAACGGGCCGCAGTGCAGGGACAAACCGACCGGCTCGACACCCTCGGTGTGTCCCTGGTGATGGCCAGCGACCACGGCCAGGAATGCGCGCTCTGCCGCCCGTTCGAAGGGCGCGTGCTCGCGCTCGCCGGACCCACCGGGCGGATCACCGTCGCGCACCAACTCGACCCCGGCCAGACGGTCGAGGTCGACGTCGTCGCGACGCTCGACGAGGCCCGGCGAGCCGGATTCCAGCACCCGAATTGCCGTCACAGCGTCTCGGCCTACTTGCCCGGGGTCTCGCAACTGCCCGAGCAGCCGACCGCGGATCCGGCCGGCGACGCCGCTCGGCAACGGCAACGCGAACTCGAGCGACGAATTCGGCGCGCGAAGGTCGCCGAGGCCGGCGGGCTCACCGACGAGGCGCGAACCGCGGCACGTGCCAAGGTCCGCGCCGAGCAGGCGCAGCTACGCGACCACCTTGCGGCGCACCCGGACCTCAAGCGGCTTCGCTACCGCGAGCAGATCGGCGCCGGCAACATCCCGCCCAAAGGCAGAGACGATGCCGCCGGCGGCATTGGCCCGGTCACGCAGCCGACGCTCGACGGCGGCCCCGGTGTTCGGCCGGCACGTTCGCCGCGGCGCGCGGATGTCGACGCGGCCGAGGCCACACGTCGAGCCGAGGTGGACGCCCGGCGGCCGGGCCCAGGACAGCTTGAGCTCGGCGCCGATCCGCTCGACGGGATCGACCTCGGCAAGCTCAGCGACGACGAGATCGCCGAGTTGCTCGGCGACCACGGCGACCACGACGGCGCGGTCGAGCAGATCCTCAGCGAGCTGGACCGGCGAGAGGCTGCCGCCAATGCTGCGGCCGCGCGCCGAGAGGCGGACCGGGAACGTCGGGAGCGCGCCAAGCAGCAGCGCGAGGAACAGCAGTGGACGCAGTTCGAGCAGCTGCTCGAACGCGGGCACGACGAGGAATCCGCGGTAGCCGAGGTGTTCGGCCGGTCGGTCGAGCAACAGCGACGCGACCGCGCGATCGCGTCTCTTCGAGACCAGGGCTACGCGGGTAAGGGGTTCGACGAGCTGGCGCGCAAGGCGTACCGGGACCACATCTACGCGCAGTACCTCAAAGCCGAGGACGACACCCGCGGGCACATGGTCACCCCAGAAGGCAAGGCACGCGGGATCGATCCGGGCGCGCTGTTCTCCGGTCCGGAAGCGCGGGCGCGTCGCTGGGCCAGCGACGAACTCAAGGAATGGTGGGACGACCACGGGCGCGTAACGTTCGAGCAGTACAAGAGCGACTTACTCGGCAACCCCCCGGGATACCGCGGGTCGAGCGGAGACGGATTCCTACGATGAATACACCGGCAGCAGAGGCACGCGAGGCGTTGCGGGATGGCCGCCTCGCGGCCCAGCA